TGGGAATACTGGGATCGTGATGGTCGTCCACAGTTTCATCAGTTCAATGTGACTGACTATGCTCAGAACAATCCTGATTCTATCTGGGGTAAGGTTCACAATCGTCTGATTGAAGCAATCAAAGATGTGTCTGAACAGTATATGGAAGACACTGATAGTCGATCAGCATGGCCAGCAGAGAATGCACTTGAACAGATTCGTTTGAAGAAGTACATTGCAGAAGATGATGATCGTTTTGATCCTCACGTTGATGTTGGTGACCACAGTAGTGCTAGGAGGTTCCTTGCATTGTTCTTCTATCTGAATGACGTTGACGAGGGTGGTGAAACGTGGTTTACTAAGATGGGAATCAAAATTAAACCAGTAGCAGGTCGATGTCTGGTGTTCCCACCCACATGGACCTATCCTCATGCAGGACTACCACCATTGAAACAAAATAAACACATCATTGGTACCTATCTACACTACATTTAATGCAAAAGATTGAAGAAATTACTCTCAGTAAACTTATACGTGATGAAAACTATTGTAGATCTGTACTCCCTTTCCTAAAAGATGAATACTTTGATCACCAACCACATCAGGTATTGTTTCATCAGATAAATGATTATGTAACGGAATACAATACTATTCCTGAGACTACTGCTCTCAAAATTGAGATTGAAAAGCGACGAGATTTGAGTGAGGATATCATAAAAGATATCGAATCATTCCTTGATACCAGGATTGATGACACACAATATAATGATGAATGGTTACTGAATACTACTGAGAAGTGGTGTAAAGAACGTTCGATCTATCTTGCACTGATGGAGTCTATTAAGATTGCTGATGGTCAAGACAAGACTCGCACCAAAGATGCCATTCCCCACATCATGGCAGAAGCATTAGGTACATGCTTTGATGATACTGTGGGACATGATTACTTACTAGACTCCGACGACCGCTATGACTTTTACCACCAAACGCACGACAAGATTCCCTTTGATCTCGAATATTTCAACAAAATCACAAAAGGTGGTTTGCCTCGCAAGACTCTCAATGTCGCTCTTGCTGGAACGGGTGTCGGGAAAAGTCTATTCATGTGCCATATGGCTAGTGCCGCCCTCTTGCAAGGCAGGAACGTACTCTATATTACACTTGAAATGGCAGAGGAGAAGATTGCTGAACGAATTGACGCCAACCTCCTGGACATCAACATCAAGCAACTCTCGGACCCTCTCTTCACGAAACAACAGTTCCGAACAAAAGTAGATAAGATTGCTAAGCAGACCCAAGGTCGCTTAGTGATTAAGGAATACCCTACTGCATCTGCTCACGTCAATCACTTCAAGTCTCTCTTGAATGAACTGAGTATGAAGCGTGGTTTCGCTCCTGATATCATCTTCATTGACTACCTAAACATCTGTGCCTCTGCACGTTACAAGAATGCTGTGGTGAACTCCTATACTTTCATCAAAGGTATTGCAGAAGAACTACGTGGTCTTGCTGTTGAGATGGATGTACCTATTATGACTGCTACACAGACCACTAGGTCTGGTTATGGTAGTTCTGATGTTGATCTTACTGACACATCAGAATCATTTGGTCTTCCTGCCACTGCTGACTTGATGTTTGCTCTCATCTCTACTGAGGATTTGGAAGCAACAGGTCAGATTATGGTCAAACAATTGAAGAATAGATACAATGATCCGACAATGAACAAACGTTTCATCATAGGTATTGACAGAGCGAAGATGAGACTGTATGATTGTGATCAGTCTGAACAAGACAACATCCTTGACTCTGGTCAGGGCATTGAGGATAAGTTCCTTGAAACAAAAACACAAAGTAAATTTGACACTTGGCACGTATGACCGACTCCGCTAACAAAAGATCCCGCGACAACGACGTTAACGTTAATTTTGAGGGTAATGATGCTGCCTCAGCAGCAGCAGAGAAACTTTCTAATACTGCCCAAGATATCAAGGACGGTATGCAGGATAAACTTGAAGATATGCAGGAGGATACTCCTAAAACTCCTGAGGATTTCATCAATAAGAAGGGTTTCAATGCATGGGTGACTGCTGAGAAGATCAAAGAGAAGGAAGCAGAAAAGAATAAGAAGAAAGAAGAACGTTTCCGTGTGGATCTTGATAAGTATCTGCACTTTGCTGATGATACCTGCTCCAAACCAAGCAAGGATCAGGTTGCATACATCGAACGTCTTCGTCAACTCCATGAAGATGGTTGTAACATTGCTCGTCTTGACACCGCTGCTGCTGGTCTGACTGCTGAGTCAGGTGAGTTTGCAGAGATTGTGAAGAAGTTGAAGTTCCAAGGCAAACCCTGGAATGATGCTAACAAAGAACATCTCATCAAAGAACTTGGTGACATTCTATGGTATGCAGCACAAGCATGTCATGCACTAGAAGTGACCTTTGATCATGTTCTGTATGTCAACTCTCTGAAACTTGCTGCACGTTACTCCGAAGGTAGTTTCTCTATCGAAGAGTCTGAGAACCGTGTGGAAGGCGACATCTGATGGACGGTGCAGTACATGCTTGGCACTCCATGTCCTACGGAGAGGGGTTCCTCTTCTCCGTCTGGATCTTGGGGATGTATTACGTTAAATTACAAATGGATAAGAGGTTTGGAGGTCGCTGATGTTCTCACTTTGGATCCACTTGCGAGCATTCTTTGCTGTTGTGGTTGTTGGTTGTGCTCAACCTGTCAACTGGCAGCATTGCTATCGAGTGGACCAGTGGTTGCTACCAGAGATCGTACAAGGATACAAATTGTGGTCAGGTCAAGAGAAACCATATCAGAATGAAAGAGATTATCTAAATAGTTTGGATAATCAGTGCCTAGAAGATGGCAAGATCGATTAAAGAAGCATGGGATGACTACAAACGTCATTACCAAAAAGGATTTGAGATTGTATCTAAGAAAGAGATCGTTGTATACGATGGTGCTCAGAGTAAAACAAAGGTAGGAGTTATCGCTAAGGGTGATGGTGTTCATGTTAAACCCATCAAAGGTGGTAACTACCAGGCCAGAATAGAAGTCTTGTATCAGAATGACAAGTCGGGGTGGATCTCTACTCCTTTGTTAGGCAAACCTAGGTCTGCCACAGGTAAGAAGAAGATGCCTGAGTTAAAACCTCAGGCGTTTGACATTCCTATGGATACTAAGATGTCTTTTGATACTTACTATAAGAAAGTCATCGCTGCTATTAAGAAAAGGGATGATCTTCAACTGGTAATCAAAGAGTATCTAATTGAACTAACTGATTTTTGTATGGAGCATGGTGCTACTGAGAAGAAGGAACTACTTAAAGCATATGCAGACTTAGCAGCATCAGAATACATTGATATTATGAATAACGTGGAGAAAGATTTCTCTGAGATTACTGCTCCACTATGTGTATTGGAACGTGGTGCTGCTGACTTAGATAAACTAGGGTATGGTAGGTTAAATAAGAAGAATGCACAGGTGTTCCTACCTGCTGCTGGTAATGAACCACTGATTGACTTTGTTATATTTGATGAGGAAAATACGTCATACCCCTTCTCCGTTAAGAAGATCAGTAAGACAACTAACGTAGTTAAACCTCAGGATATTATTTCTCTTATCAATAAGAAACAGATTGATGGTAAGAAAGATGATTGGGTTGAGAAATATAAGAAGACTGTTGAGTTTAAGATCTTAGAAGTTCTTGCTGAGAACAAAGTGAAGGATGGTTCTTTCCTTGCACTGGAATTGATTGCTAAGGACCTTAAATTAAAGACAAAATTACCCACAGAGGTGGTCAAAAACATTGATGCTATGGTGAAGGGTGGTGACCCTAAGGAATCAGATGTCAAAGCGGCACAAGCCTCCTGGTTGAAACTGGCAGAGATGTATTATAATGATGCTAAGGACTACTGGGAAGCACCCAAGCACAGTAGTGGCAAAGTTGGCATCGCCTCTCTCATCTGTCAAATGATGTTACGAAAGATCAGCAAGGATGGAGGACTGGTGTATCGTGAGGTCATTGAGCACTTTGTTATGAAGGAGGTCACCTACTACAAGTTCGCTACGAACAAAGGAATGCCAGTCTTCTACATGGAAAACCACTTGAAGAACAACCTCAAACCCACAGACCAGTACCACCTCAGAGAGAAATCATCTATTGGCAACCCTTACCGCGATAAAGTCGGAGTACAACCATGAGTAAGAACACACACCTCGAACACCTCGAAGATGATATCTTCAATAATGGATATGCTGGTGCTCAGAATGCACTTGCATTCTTGGAGGGTCTAAAAGGTATGCTAACCACTGGTAGTGGTGGTGGTAATACTAAGGTTACTGTGAAGTGGGATGGTGCTCCTGCTATCATCTGTGGCATAGACCCTGAGACGGACATGTTCTTTGTTGGAACCAAGTCTGTCTTTGCTAAGACCGAACCTAAGGTATGCTACTCCCATGAAGAGATTGACCTATGGTATGGCGGCACTGGTGTGCATCCTAAGTTGGTTGCTGCATACGATTACCTATCAAAGTTGCCTATCACGGGTGTGATCCAAGGAGATCTTCTGTATACAGAGACACCACCACTGGTTACTATGGGTGGTAAGAGATGCTACAAGTTCAAACCTAATACTATTACTTACTGTGTAGAGAAAGCAACCGAGATGGGTGGCAAGGTAGGTAAGTCTACGGTTGGTATTGTATTTCATACTAAGTACACTGGTCAGACTCTTGCTGAAATGTCTGCTGGTTTTGGTGTTAATGTTTCTGGTCTTCAAGGTGTGTCTGATGTGGCAGTATTCTCATCAGACTTCACCAACACCAACGGCATTGCAAACCTCAGTGCAGGAGAGAAGAACAAACTAGACATGAGTATGAGAACTGCCAAGCGCAACTTAGATTCATCTAGGAAGTTCTTGAATGAGATCGGTGGTACTACTAAGGGTATGGGACCTGCTGCTTTGTTTAAGATTTATTTCAACCAAGTGATCAAGTCAGGTAATATGCCTACTAGTTCATCGCAGATGTTAAATGGGTTCAAGACCTTTGTTGAGGGTAGATATGCTGCGAAAGAAGCAGGTGTGACGACACCTAAGGCAAAGGATAACTGGGCAAAGAAAAAAGAAGAGGCAATTAAATACCTAAATACTAATAAGTCTGAAATCTATCGCGCCTTGGGAGGATTTATGAATCTCATTAACGCTAAGGAACAGATCATCAACCGCCTCAAAAAAATTGAGGGTGTTGGTACATTTCTAGAAGATGAGAAAGGATACAAAGTCACTAGTCCAGAAGGATTTGTGGCCATCAAGGATGGCATGGCAGTCAAACTTGTTGATAGACTTGAATTCTCTCGTGCAAACTTCACCGTAGCAAAAGATTGGGGCAAATGAGATTTCGTCAGTTCATTATCGAAGCAGCAGCCGCTGTTGCTAAGAAAGCATCATCTTCTAAGAAGAAGAATGAAGTAATCGACAAGCATGTTGCTATCACTTTCGGTAGGTTCAACCCTCCCCATGCTGGTCATGGTAAGTTGATGGATGCTGTCAAGTCACATGCTGGTGACTCTGGTAACTATCGGATCTATCCTTCTAGATCACAGGATCATAAGAAGAATCCTCTGCACCCTGAGCAGAAGATTGAACACATGCGTGGCATGTTCAAGGGTCATAAGGATGCTATTCAGAACTCTGAGCAGCATAGAAATATCTTTGACATCCTACGTGACCTACATGATGAGGGTCATGAGCATGTCACTATGGTTGTTGGTGATGATCGTGTCAAAGAGTTTGAGAACTTGACACAGAAATATAACGGTAAGCATTACGACTTCAAGTCTATCAATATCAAATCTGCTGGTGCTCGTAACCCTGACAGTGAAGATCCTATTGAGAAACTCTCTGCTAGTGAGATGAGAAAACATGCTCAGGGTGGTAAGCATGATGACTTCCATGCTGGTACAGGTGGATATAAGAAGTCTAAGGAGATGATGCAGCACGTCATCGATGGTATGAAACCACCTGAGAAGAAGAAGAAAGCACCTGCAAAGAAAGAGAAAGCAGCAGCAGTCAAGGAATCTGTCTGGGAGTATGCACCTATACTAGACTTTGCAGCATTCCGAGATCATTATATGCTAGATCATATCTTTAAGGTTGGTGCAGTTGTAGAGCATGACGACAGTGGTATGCGTGGTACAGTTGCTCACCGAGGTACTAACTATGTCATCATGCAGATGCCTGATGGCACTGAACATCGTACTTGGTTGCAGGATATTAGTGAAGTAAGTGACAACCAATCCAATCATTCTGCTGACGATGGTAGTGGTAATGACTGGAAAGTTGGTACCGACAAGTACAGACAAGCGGTTCAGAACATGACTCCTG